AATTATTAAGTAATTATATTCCTAAATGTTGTTTTATCGCCGCTAATTCAGATTCCAATATAGCAACACTCAATAATTTTGTTTTTAATTCCTCATTTTCTTTTTCCAACGCGATTACCTTCCTATCTAACTCTTGTGTAGCGGCAACATTCATAACAAATATATCTTGATAGGTTAATCCATATTTAGGTCTATATGTATTACCACTAGCATCTTTAAGCAAATTACCTTCTTGAACCGCGTGTTTTAATTCATCTATTTTTAAAACATCTTGTGCTATAAACCCCATTTCTCTAGTAACACCTTTTATTAATATCCCACTATTATCGATTGGTAATCCATCTGTATTTAAATTGAAATTATGATTAGAACCATACATGTTTCCATTTTTATCAAACATAGAACTTGTTTTAAAATATTCTTTCGCTTGTAATTTATTAATAACATTTAATCCTACATTTATATTTTTTTCATTATGTTTTAGTCTATCATCTGAATTATTTTGAAAAGCATTAATGCCACGAACATAACCATCTGCTGTAATAGACATAACCACTCTTGATGTGGCGTAGTTACAGCCCCAATTCCAGAATTTAACAGATGATTGATTACCACAATTACCATAACCTATATTTGAATATGAATCAACCAGCAATTCCATACCCACAAAAGCACCCCCCGGATAACCACCAGTACCTGGAGCATCATTCTGATCCCATCTACCAAAATAATAACTATTTCTTTTATTTGCGTCGTGACAAGAACCAGTTAAATGACGACCTATACGTCCATCACCATGAACATCTAATTCTATAGATGGACTCGTCGTTTTTAATCCTACATTTCCAGTGAGTTTCGAAATGCACATAACATCATTCTCGTTGCTATTGCCATCATATTTTCCAATGCGTAATCTTTCCTGATATAGTGCGTCATCAGCGAAAATATACCATCCGTGTTGGGCTTCATTTCCTCCAGCCCCACCGTGAATAAGCATACGAAGACCTTGTTTATAAATACTACCACCATCAGTTGCTGTAGTTATTATAGTATCACTAGTTTTGTCTAATGTATTACCTATTTGTAAGTCTGATATTGGATTCGTTGTTCCTATTCCAACATTTCCCGTTGATCTTGGAATTGAAATACATTCTCTTTCTGTTCCACTACCAAATATGTTTATTTTAAATGCGTTTGATTCACCGTCGTATTTTAAAACACACCCACTATGCGTTTCATTGCTATTATCTTCATACAATTCTATACCAGGCGAAGCATGATCATTACTTCCAGTAATTTTTAATCTTACTTTGTTTCCAGCAACTTCTGAACCTCCTGTGTTTTGTCCTAGAGTAGTTTTATGAATATGTAATAAGGTTTCAGGACTCGCCGTTCCAATTCCTACATTGCCTTCGTAGTCTAAAAACATAACATCATTAGTTGTCGCAACGCCTCCGGGATATGTTTTATATTTACTTGTAAATTTTAATCCTATTTGAGATTGGGTAGCAGCATTATAACCATTTTCTATACACCAATCCGGATAATAAGTATCACCTATTATAGTATTACTTCCTCCAATAACAGCATGTTCTGTTCCGTGATTTCTTTGTAATACCAAACGGCACTTAGCATCCATCGCTGCTGAAAAGACAACATCTAAATTACCATCTACAGTAGATTCTGCTACTTGTAATTTACCTATAGGACTAGTCGTTCCAATTCCTACATTTCCACCTGTATAAGTTATATCGGTTGTTCCTATTGTCCATAATGATTCTTGAGGCACTAAAGACAATACCTGTCCACTTTCATTAACTATAGAACCAGTTAACCTTATATCTCCATTTATATCTAAGGGATAACGTGGATTTCCATCGCCCATGCCCATTGTTGAACTTAATCCTATTCCTAATCTACCTTCATAAAAACCTGTTTTGTAAGACATCTTATATTAATTACTTAGTTAAATTATTAAGTAATTATATTCCTAAATGTTGTTTTATCGCCGCTAATTCCGATTCTAACGTGGCTACTTTATTTTCTAATTCATTTATTTTTGCCTTATCTGCTTGTTGTTGTCTATCTAATTCCTGTGTTGCTGAAAAATTCAAAGCATATAATTTTTGTTTATCTAATGCGTGAAAATCCGGAACCTCATATCCATAACAAAAAATGTGTTCCCATTTATTTTCAAAAGTAAATGTGTTGTCACTATTTCCTATATGTTCAACTTTTTTTTCCCTTTCATCAATATTATTACTTACGTAAAATCTATATAAAACACCACTAACATCTTGTAAATCGCTTATTAACTTATGTTTATTATTAGAATTATCACTGACCCAACTAAAATTATTTATTCGTTTCATTACATTTGGTATTATTCTTTCTGTTAGTGTTACTGCTTGTGGAAATATTTTATTTACTTGTTGTGCAATAAATCCTAATGTAGGTGCTTTTTGTCGCCCTATATCATCAATATAATAATAAGAGCAACAACTAATATCTCTTAAAATTTTTAATGATATATCGTCTGAAATTTCTATTATATTTTGTTTTATTCGCTCGTCTGAAGATACAAGAAGACCACCATTACTAATATAAACATGGTCGTAAAAATGAGCAGATATAGGTTTAAGATTAACGGGACGATTCCAGTCAGTTTCATCATTTAAATCGCCCACTCTTGATTGATTAGTGTTGTATTGATAACTCGACCCAAAACCATCGCCTTCAGTACGGAAAAAAGCACCATCATTAACCCCTCTATCCCAATATTGATCAATATCAGCATCGGGGACTTGACGAGAAATAGCAACATCAAGAGGCATGTAAGGAGTCGTCGTTCCAATTCCCACCCTTCCATCAGCAAGAATTTGAACAACCTCAATATATGAAGCGGTGTTATAATTTCCTATAGTAAAATAACCCCCGTGTCTATAACCCATATACCAACTGTGTAAAGAACCAGTATTTTCAAAAACCAATCCTTCATACGCATTTGTTGAATTATGTTGTATTTGTCCTTGTTGTTTAATTTTTATACAACCATTTACTTGTAATTTTTCACCTGGACTCGTCGTTCCAATTCCTACATTTCCATTGTGAAGAATTCTCATTTTTTCTGTGGTAACATAGTAATTACAAGTGTAAAAAGCAAGACCTGTATAATCACTATATTGACCCTGAGATACACCAGCAATACCAGACCATCTTTGGTCGTTTATATTATCAAAATATTGTTTGAATTTTATTCCACAACCATAGCCAGCATTGGAAGGATTACCAAACGCCGCTGATACATTATTGACAACAATAGGCCAAGCCATATTTGCTGGTGTATTTGTATAACCAGTACCAGTTGTGGGCTCACTTGTTCCTTGAACTATTAGTTTAGCATAAGGACTCGTCGTTCCAATTCCTACATTTCCATTATCATGAATTCTCATAACTTCGTTATTATTTTGCTGAAAAACTAAAGGATAGTCGTCTCTCGAATTTATAAAACAAAAATTACCACCAGCAGCAGCCCACTTTTGTGCGCCAACATACAATAACGGACCGGTGCTATCACCAGGACCAACTCCGTATCTTGTAGCAGCCCAACAAGGATCCGTTCCATTACTTGTTATATTTTGATTTACAAATCCAGAACCCCGCATATCTAAATTATAGTCTGGACTATCCGTTCCAATTCCTACATTTCCATTTCCATTTGAAACTAATATTAAATCTCCTCCTGTGGTATCCTGCCATATATGAAAATTATCATTACCACTTGATATTGTTCCCAACCTCCATTTACTGGTGCTTCCATAATAAAAAGTGATATATGGATTATCTGTTCCTTCAAGTCTTAACATCTCATCATCTCCTTTTATGTGCAATTTTTTTTGAGGATCCGTCGTTCCAATTCCTACATTTCCACCACCCTGTATTGTAAAACGCTGTGAATTGTTTGTAAAAATTTTAAAATCTTTATTTTCTCTTTGTTTTAAAGAAACAGCTCCATCTGCTTCACTGATAATATTAAATCCATCACCTGTTCCTGTCCCTGTAGCGTTATTAGACAACATTAAATATGTAAGTCCATTGGTTTCGGGATTATGAAGGTGAAGTAGTCTTGTTGGACTCGTCGTTCCAATTCCTACATTTCCATCTTCGTTTATTCTTAAACGTTCTATTAATGTGTCGTCAGGAGAACCAGCACCATTATTCGTCCAAAAACTTAACTGACCACCATAACCAGGTTGGCTATGGGCAGAAATTCTTGCCATACTATATTTTGTTGCGTTGGTGTGCCATTTATTTTTAAACAAAATACCTTGAGCAATTCCTGAAACAGCAGGATGTCCTGCTTCACTACTGGTTTGTGTTTCCAAACAAATTAAATCTTGCATGGTATTGCTAATTTCTAGATTTGCTACGTGTAATTTGTGTTGAGGATCCGTCGTTCCAATTCCTACATTACCATCAAAATT